GATGCATCAACAGTTACTTTAGATGCTTCAGATACTTGACCTAATGTAATACCAGCACCTGCAATCGAAGTAGATACTTCAAATTGATTAGTTACAGCAGATTTCTTTTGCATTAAACCAGAACCGTTTTGGTTCTTGTAGTTACCTGCTTTAAGTGCGATGCCTTCAATAGCAGTTTCAACAAATACTTGAGTTGCTGTTACAGCAGAACCACCTGTAAGGTTTTCCATAGTCATAGTAACCTTAGCACCGTCAGTGGAACCAACTAATGTTAAGTCTAGGTCTTGTGCGTAAGATGCTGCACCAGGATTACCGTCTGTGAATGTACCTTCATAATCTCCTAAAATTGAAACGTCAGCATTAGCAGTTAAAGTTGTAGCAACAAGTGTTGCAAGTAAAAATTTATTGTTCATAATAGTCTTTCCTAATAATTAAAATATGGATGGTTAATATTAACCATCACTAATATATATACGTGGCGAGTAGTAAAAATAAAACTATTCCGTAGTAAAAATACTACTTAACTTTTCATACATATACCTATATTATACTATACTAATGGTCAAAAGTAAAGTATTTATTGTCTATTTTCGATTATTTGATTCAATTCGTCAATTTCCACCTTATTTAACCTAGTTTCAATCAAACCAACCTCAAACACATCTTCACCCAAAGACTCAAGTAATGATATAATTTTCTGGGCACTGTTACGTTCAACAACTAATACCATACCGATACCGTCATTAAATACTCGGTGCATTTCCTCATCTCTAATATTACCTGCTTTTTGTATCCAATTAAATTCTTCTTGTCGAAACGACTTATTGTTGTTATTCCATTTTGGTTTTAGGTTAATATCACCAAGCAGTCGGTTGACGTTATATCGACCACCACCAGTAATATGAGAGATGCCGTGGACATCGTCTCTATAATATTCTAAAACCTTTAAGATACTATTTACATAAATCCTAGTCGGTTTAAGCAAATCGGCAAATAACCCCTTTGGGATAGATTCAGGGTCGTTTTCTAATGCGTGAGAAACAACCTGACGAATTAAAGTATAACCATTTGAGTGAAATCCGTTTGATTTTAAACCTAACATAACATCACCAACATCAATACCACTGCCGTCAATAAACCTGTCCTTAGGACAAGCTCCAACACCAAATCCAGCAACGTCAAACTCTCCTTCCTTATACATATCACCCATGATGGCAGTCTCTCCACCAATCAAAGGAATACCATCGCCACACTGTGCTAGACCCTCATTAATACCATCAATCAGTCCCATTGCATCTATCGAATCAATCGTATTGACTGATAAATAATCGTTGAAGAATATGGGTTTAGCGCCCGTACAAACAAGGTCATTGACCACCATAGCGACCAAGTCAATACCAAGGTTTTTAATATCAACACCTTCTTCCTTCTGTGCCTGAGTGTACATTTTTACCTTAGTCCCCACTCCATCAGTAGATGATACAAGGTAATCATCACCAATATCAAATGCTCCACCAAAACCACCTAACCAAGGCATTTTTTGCCCCAACTTAGCATTAAACATATCCTGTTCGTGTAAGTCTACACCACTGTCTTTATAATTCATTTGTTTGCCATCCCACAACCAATATATTCATTAGATGCTTTATCATACCCTCGTTTATATGCAATTTCTATCATTTGAGCAAGTGATTTGCCTTCACGTACTAATTTATATAATTCTTCGTTTGTCATAATATATCTGCCTTTGATTTGTCTAATCTAGTTTCTATGTAAATAGGTAAGAATAATGACTTAGTTGATTTGCGTTTGTCTTGAATAACTTCGTTATATTTAACCGTTATAATCTTACCAACGATATCCTCAGCAACCATCTCACGGTCTTCGTCATTGAATCCCGAACCTACGTTTACTTCAAGTCCACCGTCAGCACTAACGCAAGTAACAGAACCCATCTTACCTTCAATACGTCCCGTGCCTTCATTCCAAGCAGTTACTAATAAGTCTGCTTCAAGTTCTGCTTTCATCTTCACTTGATATTTAGAACGTTTATCTTCCCACGGTGAGTCACCATTCTTAAGAATAATACCCTCTTCACCATTATCTAGTGCTTGTTTAAATAACTCATTTGCTTGTTCAATGTTATCAACAGGAATAGATGCAATTGGTCTAATATATTCAATAGGGTGACTATTTGAAACTTCTTCCATACGCACTTGAAGTACACCGATTCTATCAAAATACGGTATGTTACAAATACCTGTCTTAAAGTCTTCAATTGGGATTAAGTCCCACGCTACCATTCTAACACGTTTAGCGTCTTCCTTTGTAATAGTTCCCTTTACTGCTTTATTAAGAATCCCGTTGCCAGTCTTACGGTCAAGGATTGTTACCATATCTTCAGCAAGAACAACCAACTCACCATCAACGACCGAACCTCTAAAGGGATCTAACGACTCAAGTGTTGGTTTGGTATAAAATATCTCTTTCATATAGTCGTCAAGTAAACCATGTAATTCAATTTGCTTACCGTTTCTGCTACGAATATCAACAGTTCCTTCTGGAGTAATAATGATGTTGGAGCGCATACCGTCCATCTTTAATTGTACCATAGCAGGATATTTGATATGTTTGAAGTTCTTTTGATTGTAAGCACCGGCGAGCATACAAGGATATGTTGAAATTGTACCTTTACCATATACTTTATTTACAGTTGACGTAGATACACCACACCTCAAATCACCACCAATGACACGTTCAATAACCTCAGCATCACCTGCTGTTAGGTTTTCAAGAATATCAACGAGGTGTTGTTTTGCGTTGTTACCCGTCAGTTCTCTCGAGGATAACTTATCAAGGTTGTCTAGTGCCCAATCTAATGGGTTTCTAAACTCTTTATCACCACGGTCGTAGTCAGGAATCTTCCTAATATAGTATTGTGTGTATGGGTCTAAAGTTGCCTTTAGTACACGTTCAAGTAGTTTGTTATCAAGGTTTTGTTCTAATACATCTACCTTAAATAGACGACTATTATCACTCTCTAACTCATTTAATATCTCAATTACACTTTTCATATCACTCTTTTTTCAATCATTTATAGTACCTATTATACCCTAGTTTGTCCTAAAAGTAAAGCGATATTTGATTAAAAGTCTCCAATTACATCCATTAAGTTCTGTAACTTATTCATCACGAAGTAGTTATATAACTTCTTACGTTGTCCAATAGGTTCTTTCTTAAATGCATTTAAAATATCATTCTGCAGTAACTGAGGCACTTCATCAAATTGAGTCAGTAACGAATTGCGTTGCCATCTTTCCATCATTTCTTCATTACCTTCGCAAATCTGTTCTGGGGTTTGAGTCAACCAAACGTCTAACTTCTTCTTAGCAATTGACGTTTGTCTAATACCTTCTATAAGGAAGTCGTCACCAGATAAGAAATTAGGAATACCATCACCACGGTCACCACGGATAATATGTTCTTTAGCGTATGCGATTGGGTCTGGGTGTCTTACCCACTTGCGTTGCATAGGAGAATACTGCTTAACATTCTTGTACTTATGCAGTTGAATAAAATCCTTATCGCTTGAAAGGATTAATACTTTTTCTTCCATGTGCTTATATTTTGATAATACACCGATAACATCATCTGCTTCAGCTGCCATTACCTCAATCACCTTATATGGGAAGTTTTCTTTTAGTTCTGCCTTGATATTATCAAACCATCCGAATAGGATTTCCCAATCAAATGCCGACTTATCTCGACCACTCTTACGAGCATGTTTGTAATTAGGAAATACGTCTCGTCTCCAATAATGACGTGAATCAATACATAGTATCAGTTCACCATACGTCTTACCATACTGTTTACGATAACTTCTTAATGTGTTAAGAATCATATGACGAAGCAAATCTTCACTTACATCGTTCATTGACTTTGCTTGTGACATCAATCCACCCACCATAACTTGGCTGTAGTCCACGAGTATCACGCCATTACCTCAAATATAAACTTTTTAAATTCTTCCATATCCCTCACCTTCACATCCTTAATTTCAAGGTCAACGTCACCCATTGTAAACAACAACGTACCTATTTCTAAATCAAACCCTTCAGCAGGTTTAATCTTTTTCACTATTGGTTTCTTTTTCTGTTCTACCTGTTTATTTCCAACAGGCATCTCATCCATAAATTCCATTTAAATCACCTTTAATTCCTTAATAAATTGGTCAGTCACGTCAATCGATTTCCAACCTTTAATTTGTTCATATAATTCAGCACCCTTGTCTTTCAACTTATCAAGTTCATCTTGACATAATGAATAGATAGGCATGTTGATTAATATAGCAATAATCTCTTCTGAGTCGTCAGTAGTATCACTTAACTCTTTAAAGATTTGTTTTCTGTTCTTATTATTAAAGTCCAATTCACCACTGATAATCTTACCGATGAAACAAATCTTTGCTAGAATGAGTTCTAGGTCTTCAGTACCTTTATCAACCAACCACTCATAACGTTCTACATACTTAGTGATTCTATAATCACAAAAGCCTTTAACAATGTCAATGGTATTATCATATACCTTTAACTGTCCTTCTTGGTTGATAACCGTTAGATTTTGGTTTAGTTTCTTCTTTAATCTAAACATAGTAATGATTTGATTATCAGTCAAAGTCTTACCACGTCTTAATGTTATGTCAAACTTAAAACCAGAAGCATCACACATATCCACATACGATACGATTTTACTTTCAGACTCTAGTTTATCAAGTAGGATAACATACGACTCACGAGTGAACCCAACAGGAACTTCAGTAATGTTTAACTTTGTAGAACCCTTTAGTTTATATACTCCTGTACAAAACACTTCACCATTTACTTCTTCAATCTTCCCATTGAATCCAGGATAGGTAGGAAGTAGTTTCTTTTTAGATATGTTTTTACCACTCAAATGAGCACTACATAACTTAGCAAGTTCTTTGGGGTCATGAGGCTGTATCTCGGTTGCGAATCCGACCGCTATGCCCTTAATACCATTCACTAATACCCAAGGGATGATTGGCAAATAAAACGCCGGCTCGGGGTCTTCTGGGTCTACAGAAGTCTCTGTGACCATAGTATCAGCAAAATACTGTTCAAAGTTCGTATGAGTCTGAACATATGTATAACGTGCCGCTGCAGCCTCAGGAACTAATCTAGAACCAAAAGAACCATGACCGCGTAGCAACGGAACGTTATTAACAAACGGTTGTACCATCTTAGTAATTGCTTCATTTAACGAAGCATCACCATGGTGATAGTTTGCCTGACTAATAACATTACCACTTAACGATGCTGTTTTAATTCTAGCACCTTTGGCAGTCTTTAATGCCGTGTAAAGGATCTTACGTTGAGAGGGTTTTAACCCATCAATCATATGCGGAATAGCACGACTGTATAGCACGTACTTTGCATAATCCTTATATTGTGTATCTATTAATTGTGTTATATTCATTTCATTAACCATTTTTTACGAGGTAGAGAGTCTTTACCAAATACAGTCTCAAGACTTCTAGTCGCATCATCATCAAATTTAATCACTTCGGTCACTGGGTCATTAATCATTAAGTCATATTCTTCAATA